GGATAAAGTAAACCAAACACTTACACTGCCAGATAATTTAGATTTAAACAAAATAGCATTTTCATATAAAGAAAACGAATTTAAAATATTTGTTAATGGTTTACAAATCGGTAACACCATTACAACTGGGGCTACATCAGCAGCTAACACTTTAAATAGAGTTGATTTTAGTAGATACGATGGGGCTAGTAATTTTATAGGTAAAAACAAAGCACTAGCAGTTTACAAAGAAGCATTAACAGATGCAAGTCTAAGATGCCTTACATATCCAAATCCAGTTGCAACAACATTTGATTTAGACTTTGATACTATTGCAGAGCAGTTTACTTTTACTAGAGGCTCTGAAGCTACGTTTGTAAATGAACAAGGGTTAATTGAAAGTACAAATCAGCTAGGTCCAGAATTAGTTACTAATGGTGATTTTGCTACTGATAGTGATTGGAATAAAGGAACAAGCTGGGCAATTAGTGGTGGTAAAGCAAATTATAATGCAGTAACGACTAGTTCTGAATTAAGACAGTTAATGCCAAGTATCGCAGTGGGCAAAACAATAAAAGTACAGTTTGACGTATTAGATGTTGCAGCTACTAAAGATGCTTTTTTTAAATTAGAGTGTAGTGGCTCTCCAGAAAGCATATTTGGATATACAAAGTTTTCTCAAGGAACATATACTTATTACCACACAATAACAAGTGGGTTTGATAGATTAACTTTTACTCCTTTAAACAGTAGTACTGGGGGTGCCTTCTCAATAGACAATGTTTCAGTAAAAGAAGTAACAACTGCAACTAACACACCAAGAATAGATTACTCAACTGGTGAAAAAGCATTTTTACTTGAGCCTCAGAGTACGAACTTAATACCTTATAGTAATTACATAACAAGTATTAACAATGTCACTGCATCTTACAATGCAACCGAATCTCCAAGTGGAGAATTAAATGCTCCTATATTTACTGCTACAAGTACAGACCCTTTTGTTAGGTCTTCAACTTTTTCAATAACGACGGGGAATACTTATACAATGAGTTTTTATATTAAAGGATTTGGAACATCCGTTGGTAAAACTTGTGCAGCATCAGCTACAACGCTTGGAGGCACTACATTCACTTTAACAGATTCTTGGCAAAGAATTTCGTATAGTGGAGTTTCAACAAGCACAAGAACAAATGCTCAATTAAGAATAGATGCTCCTAATGTCGGTGTAGTTGTAGGAGAGCAATTTTCTGTTTGGGGATTGCAAGTAGAAAACCAATCTTATAGTACAAGTTATATCCCAACAGATGGAGCAATAGCTACTAGAAATCAAGAATTATGTAACAATGCAACACCAGTTATTAATAGCGAGGAGGGAACATTGTATGCAGAGATAAGTGCTTTGGATGACGGGAATATATACAAATTACTAGAAATAAATAATGGAGGCATTACTGATAGAGTTTATATTGCGTATAGAAACAATTTAGTTTATGTATCGGTCATTGTAGGAGGTGTTCAACAATTTCTAAAAAGTACGTCTACATCTATAACTTCCGTAACTAACTTTAATAAAATAGCGGTTAAGTACAAAGAAAATGATTTTGCCTTATGGGTTAATGGTGTTGAGGTTGGAACAGACGCAAATGGTATAACATCAGCAAACGGGGTTTTAAATAGTATAGATTTTAGTAATAGTTCTAATGGTATTCCTTTTCACGGAAACACAAAAGGTTTAAAATATTATCCAAAAGCATTAGCAGACGCACAATTAGAAGATTTAACAACAATATAATTATGAATATTTACAAGACAGTATTTGATACAGAACAACAAGGAAAAGACGTTTTAATACAAAAAGACGTTTGGGAAGAAGTAACAGAAGAAGGTGTTACATCAATGCAGTACATCAACGGAACAAAAGCGGTTGTTAATATTGGTAAGGTAGTAAAAACACCTGGTACTTATGATCCAGATGGAAAAGAAATAACTCCACCTGTATATTACCCAGGATGGGCTTATGATATCATGAGTACAGACGACTTAGACTTTGGATCAAATGAAGTTTACCCAGGTGATGCTTCAGCACATCAATTCTATGGATTTCCAAGAAACGCAGAAGTTCCACCACCAATTGAAGAAGAAGAAGTAATTTCAGAATAAATAGCGTAACTATAACAATATAACAATTAAATTAAATAAAATGTCAGAAGTAAAAAAAATAACAGAAGAGCAACTAAAATTAGTTAAAGAAGGTCAATCAAAAATTAATGCAATATTATTAGAGATTGGTTTTTTAGAAGCAAAGAAAGCAGAGTTTCTAGGTGCGCACTTTGAATCAGTGAAGACACTGGAAGGTGTAAAATCTGAATTAAAAGAAAAGTATGGAGACATCACTGTAAACTTAGTTGATGGTACTTACGAAGAAGCTGAACAACTAGAAACAAAAACGCTTGAAGTTGTAGACTAATGAGCTCTATTATAAGAAAAATTAGTATAGGTTCTGATTACAAGAATGATGCCATGCATTATTCTGTAGGGCAGCAAGTTTATGGAGGACACATAATATCCGACATACTGCACGACAATTCTACGAACTCATACAGTATCTTTATAAAAAAACAAGACGAGGTTATGCCGTGGAAGAAATTTAACTCTAACATGGCAATATCCGTTGAGTATGACCTGGAATACTAATGAGGAGTTTGTACGATTTTATCATCAAACCTTTAGGTGATAGATACGAAAACGAATTAAAGCTCGGTGATAAAACTTTAGTTTTAAATACTAAAATAGAAAGCTTCAAGTCAGTAAATAACTTGGCTATTGTAGTTGAAACACCAAAAGCTTTTAAAACAAATATAAAAAAAGGTGACATAATAGTTATACATCATAATGTCTTTAGAGTATTCTACGACATGAAAGGTGTTAAAAAAAATAGTAGATCATTTTTTAAAGACGATTTGTATTTTTGCGCTATTGATCAAATATATTTGTATAAGAATACAGGGGATTGGAAATCATTTGGAGATAGATGTTTTGTAATGCCTTTGAAAAATAAAGACTCTCTAAGGCTCGATAAAGAGCAAAAGCTTATTGGTATACTAAAATACGGTAATAAGTCCTTAGATGCGCTTAAAATAAGCCCAGGGGATGTAGTAGGTTTTACGCCTAACAGTGAATGGGATTTTATTATAGACGATCAAAGAGTTTATTGTATGAAATCTAATGATATTGTAATTAAATATGAACACCAAGGAGACGAAGTTGAATATAATCCAAGCTGGGCAAAAAGCGGTTGAAGAATTAATCAAGGTAGCTAAAGAAGCTATTGTTGATTCTGGAGACGATATAACGGCTGATAGATTAAAAAACGCGGCTGCTACAAAAAAGTTAGCTATATTCGATGCTTTTGAAATACTAAATAGAATAGAAGAGGAAGAGGCTTTGTTAAATGATAATCCAAAAGAAGTTAAAGAAGAAAAAACTTTTAGAGGATTTGCTGAAGGGAGGTCTAGATAATGTACGAGCAAAGTTTAGTAACAGTATTAAAAGACTACGTAAAGCCTAAAGTAATCAATAGATTGAATAGGTATAAGAAGTGGACTTACGGTTATAACAAAGAACACGATGTTATCGTTATAAGTCGCACAGGGGAAGTTGGTGAAATATATGATATTCAAGGTTTAAAAATTGCTTTACCTAAAGAAAACAACACTGTTGTATTTGAAAATGATAAATGGACGCATACGCCATACCCTAAGGAATTAAAAAAAATTAAATCAGTATTTGATTGGGATGAATATCCGGTTGAATTTAAAGAAAAATGGTATGACTATATTGACAAAGAGTTTAAAAGGCGTGAAGAAGGTTTTTGGTTTATTAACAAAGGCAAGCCTACTTATATTACTGGCACTAACTACATGTACTTGCAGTGGTCCAAAATTGATGTTGGGCAGCCAGACTTTAGGGAATCAAACAGATTATTCTATTTATTCTGGGAAGCTTGTAAGGCAGATCAACGGTGTTACGGAATGTGTTATCTTAAGAACAGAAGATCAGGTTTCTCTTTCATGGCATCAGGTGAGACGGTTAACCAGGCAACAATATCCACAGATTCAAGATTTGGC